AATCGGATAAGTCAATTAATCCAATTCTAATCGTAGTATTTCAAGTCCACCGAATTTGGGGGATATGGGAAGACCATCTAAAGAAAAATCGTCGGCAGAATTGCCAACGATTAATAAAACTGATACTCGTAAAGAGTTAGCGAAATTTTACATTGCCAATGTTCAGCACATGATAGACGGCACGGATTATTTCAAAGTTTGTGCGAACGAAATTCGTACGCACAAGACGTTTTGGGCGTTTGGATTTAATGCTACAACACCAATATTCCACAAATGGTGCTTGCAAAAAAGGGAATATATGCTATAATGGAGATGTAAAAACAATAACAATTCAATTTTTAAACTCTTACTTAAACATCAAATATATGAAAGGAATTTATATTATGAGTAATAAAGTTTATATCTATAATCCAGCACAAGCAAGATATTATATTCAAAATGGTATGAGGGTAATAAGTGTAGGAGTTCATTATAAAACTCATAAAGCATTTTGGGTATTTGATTTTGATGAAACTAAAAAAGTTTATGAGAAATGGGTTTATAGAAAACATTGATGTAAAAAATGGAACTAATCAATTTTATAATATATATAAGTATATGCAAATTGAATGGTTCCACATTTTACATTTATGAATAGATGAAAAGTTGTCACTAATCAATTTTATAATATATATAAGTATATGCAAATTGAATGGTGACAAGTTTTATACTTGAATATGATGAAAGGAATAATAAGATGTAAAAACTGTAACAATTCAATTCAACTTTGTAATATACATAAGTATATATAAATTGAATTGATTACTTACACGTTTTACATTTGAATATGATGAAAGGAATAATAAGATGAATTTGGAAAATATCAAAGTAGGAGATAAATTCTCAACTGAAAAGAAATTACTTATTACAGTTGGTTTTGAAAAATATGATGGCAATAAGCAAAAGAAATATCAATTAGAAGAGTTACAGAGATACCTTACATATGAAAAGACAGGCAAACTATCCAGAGGTAAGCCGACCAATGAAATTGTTGTTACTGAAATATTCGATACGCCTAAAGAGAAGATAGATAATCGCAGTAATAACGGTGGAAACAATACAAGTATTATATCTGATTATATGCGTAATTGGATTGAGATTGCACTTGAATCAGATGGAAGTATAGATGGTAGTGCAAGTAAAATAATTAGAGATATGAATTTAGTTATTGATGATTTTAGTAATGCTTATTACAATTTTGATGATTGCTTTACTGATTGTACGTCAATCGAAAAACAATTCTTTTTGGATTATTGTGATGTCGTGATGAATAGTTATAAGCAAAGATTAAAGCGCATTATTAGTAACCTTGTAGAATATGGCGACTTTATTTATAAGGAATATTATAAAGTCAGTTTTATAAAGGAAAGTAAAGATGGAGAGTTTTATGCGACAGATGATATTGAAGATTTGAAAACGATAGATAAGATTGACAGTGTAAAACATAATCTTGAAGTTTCTTATGGTGTTTCAGATAATAGTAAGAAATGGAAATTATATTGTGACCGCAAAAAGTCGAAACAATTCTATGATGATTTTATTCAACAGGTAAGAAAATTATTAAAGCGTGATGAAATTACTAACTGCTATAAATCAATGTATCTGTTCTCTTTTGATTATCATGCCGATGTAGATAAAAATTTTGATAATCAAAAGTTTTGGAATGCACAAAAGAAATTTGCAGAAGATAAAATCCAAACAGTATTCAATAAGACAAATAGAATTTATAATCCTATGGAATATGGCAAATACATAAAAGTACCAAAATATAAACCGGAAGATATATCACAAGATATGATTAAAGAATGTAAAGAAATGGTTGTTATCAGTAAAACTTGTGCGCTCACTGAAAAGTACACCTAATAAAGAATATATTCTTTTATCAGGTGCTACTTCCAGTAACAGAGAAATAACCAAACTATAATTTGGGAATATGAGAATTGAAATAAATTAAATCAAATGCGAAAAGGAGTATTCAACAAATACTTAATGTTGGCAAATTCCAAAAAGTAAGGGCTAATAAGAAAAACAAACAGAAATATAATCTACCAAATGACATTGCAGGACAAAGCACAGTCATTGTAAATAGATAGGTTTCAAAAAAAGGTGATACTGATAAAAGAAGATACCTTACTATTAGTATCACCTTTTTCCGTTAAATTGAAATTCAAATTATGAAAGGAAGTATTTATTATGAATACAGAATTAAACAATGCTATTGAAAACAATCAGAAGATTTATGCAGAGAATGTGAAAGCAACGGATAATTGCATTAAGACATTAGATGATGTAAATAAATATGTGGAGCAGATAAAAAATCATCATTAAATATTTATTGATGTATTAAAAATTATTTGCTTTAGAAAATATAACAGAGATTTGTAATTCTCTTATGAGAATGAATATGAGATATTATTTTGAGATAGAAAAGAAGTGGAACAATGCCAAGAAGTAAAAAGAGTGTTACAGGTAAAGATGGATATGGTACAGGAAAGTCGACTTCACAGGAAGAAAGCATTTTAGTACACTTGAAAAATATGGTAAAGACAGACACAAAAGTATATTACATACTTTGGAAATATGCGCCGCAGTTATTGCCTCAACATTTTAAAACATTTGATGATTTGAAAAATAATTATAAGTGCTTTACTAAAGGTGCTACAGAAAAGATAGCGGAGAATTGGTTAATGGAAGAGAATGTGCAAACAGCCGTTAAATGGCTTTTACAGCGTGAACACCAGAAGAAAATGATTGAACTCTACAATATTTATTTTGATAAAGCAAAGAGTGACACAAACGCTTTTAAGGCATTTGTTGAATTCTCTAATC